AACGCCCTTGCCTGACTTACCAACGTAGATTGCAAGATATCCGTAAAGTGCAATCTGAATCTGACCTGTGCCAAGAAGATTGACGCGAAGTTCAGTTGTAGGAGATTCCCATGTATAGACAGAACCCGGAGCTACAAGGAACATTGAATCGTCAATGACTCCAGCAGTTGTGATGTTGTGATCTACGATGAGGTTAGCACCGAGTACGTTGCCAACTGTTGAACCTTGTGAGACCGCACCTGACGCGTTCTGTGGTACTGCTGCTGAATAGAGAGCGCGCTTGTTATCATCGGCGTAGCCCATGATTGCTGCCCATACATCAGTCGAAGCTACAAGCTGGTTAGCGTATTCGCCACCTGTTCCCTTGTATGCTGCTGCTGACTCAGTTGCAATGAATGACTGAAGTCCTGCTGCTGTAGCTGCTGTTGCTGTTGCGACTGTGCCTGAAGTTCCAAGAGCTGTGATAAGGGCTGTGTCTGTTGCCTTCTCGTATGCTTTTCTCAACTCAGCCATCAAGAGTTCCATGAAGGCCGGAGAACTGCGGTCAATGAGCTCAAAACTCACTTCGTTCAAACCTGAATATTTCTGGATTGAGATCGTGTCATACGCAGAAGTCATTCCGGTTTCTGATGTTGCTGCTGCTTCGTTGACTGCTGCGACTGTTGGTGCAGTGTTAGCTGAAGAAGCGTTTGTATAAAGGCGAGGAATTGTAAATGACATCCCTGAAATTCCTGCAAGTGATCCACGAGTCACAGCGTTAAATGCTGGGCGACCTGAGAATGTATCTGTAAGGAATGTGTTTAGGTGTGGCGCAAGTGTCAAACCTGTGTTTGTTGATGTTGAGTCATCTGCTGCAAGAATGGTGCGGCGAGCTGAGTCGTCTCCCATTGCTGCCTTAATGCTTGCATCGAGGTACTGTGCTGATGTAATTGGAGCAATACGCTCCTTGACTTGAAGATTAGCTACAACTGTTGGGCGAGCCGCTTCTACTGCTGCCGCTTCAACTGCTGGAGCTTCTGCCTGCGTGGTTTCTTCCACAATGGGCTCGCTTTCTGGTTGGGTTTGTTCAGCAGGGATTGTTTCCTCTGCTGCAATCTCTAGCACCTGAGCAGATTTGAATGCTGGCTCTGTGACGAGAGAAACTTCTTTGAGTCGTGCCGATGTAACTACTGTGTGGCCATCGCGTGAAGGTTGTGATGCGATTACTTCTGCACCAACTGAGAGGCCGCTTACGAGGCCTTCCTGTGCCTGAATTAAAGCGTCATTGCCACCTGTTGATCGGCTTAGCTTGAAGGTTGCATAGATACCATCAGGGCGAACCTCAGCAGCAGTCATGCGGCCCACAGGCTTCTTCATGTCATGTTGTGACAGGAGCTTGATTTTGGAGATGTCAGTTACGTCAATAGAATTGGCTGCAAATACAACCCCGCCCATATTAGTATTGCCAATCTCGCCTGTTCCCATAGGCACAATTTTGCCTGAGATTTCGCGACGTTCTTCTGAGCATTCGATTGAGGATGCTTCGATTATGAGTTGATCCACTAGCTGATACCTTCGCTTCCGTTAGGAGTTAAATCTGTCATTTCCATGGCCTGTTCAGTTGTAATAAGTCCAAGAGTAAGAAGCTTCTCGACAACCTGAAGTTCAACCATTGGGTCTTGCTTGAGGAAGGTGTCAAAGACCGCAAATTTGACCTCATGGCCTGAAGTGCTTATGTCATCCATTGACAGGCGTGACTGGATCGCCTGAACGTAAGGCTCGATGGATAGAGAAAAGAATTGTTTTCTTTCTTCAGTAACATTTGCATAAGTCATCGTTGTGTTCATGTCGCTAGATAAATAATAAGCAGGCACGTTCATTGTTCTGGCAATTTGGGTACTGTACGATTGCACGCTGTCTGTGTACTGCATGTCCTTAGGCGAGAATGCCACTGGGGAATATTCAAGAGTAGAAGTCAGATATGCGGTTGAATTATTTTGGCGTGCACGCTTCCATGCAGCTATGAGTCCTTGGACTTCATTGGGAGGAAGGTCTGCGCCTGTGTTCTTCAAGAACCCTGCTGGCTGTGGATTTGCGGAATTAAGAGCTGCGGCCTTTTCAACGTCAATGGCTGCCTGAATAGTGCGGCTGCCGCGATCTAGTACGCCTTCATCAAATCCTTGAATAGTGACAATGTCGTTCATGTCGATGGCTTTCATGTCCACGTAATACTGAGTCACCATAATGCCCTCAAGGTCTGTGGTAAAAGTAACGCGAGAATTAGCTACCCATTCAAAGCTTGCTGGGCGTCCGTCTTCAGAATAACGCTCTGTGACCAAAAGATAACAGACACCATAGAAGAGGAGCGAGTCAACGCACCATGTAAGAGTTACAAACGATGGTTGGTTCTTTGAAAGCTGTTTAATCCATCGAGGAGGAGCAATGACTTCGCCAGTTGATGTCTTGTAATACTCAAGCGGGATCGAGGCGACAGTTCCGCAGATGAGGTTTCTTGCTCTGGCCACGCTCGGTACAGACATGGCATCATGGCGAGATACTCGCGCAAAGATTGCGTTGTACAAGCTGGGCATGTTCTCGCCCATAACTTGTGGAGCGTATTGCGCTTCAATAACTTGTGGCTTACGCGAGAAGAGACCCATAGAGCGCAATTATACACTACATGTAGGTCATTCGCTGTAGATTGCCGCTACCTGTTGTGGTTTGACTAACTGATGCACAACCATAGCTGTGCTAATTGCTCCAGAGACATCGCCTGCCGATTTTCGCTTAACAATTCTCCAAGAAGAGTCGTTTGTCTTAGCTGCGCAGTTATTCATCTGCTGTATCCAATTTTCTTGTCCCGCGTGCACAAGACGATGGTTCACAAGGCTGTCAAGCAAGTCCCCGCAAGCCTGATAGAAGGTTGCCCCAGAGATGTCCATTGTGATGCAGCCTGCATTGGTTAATCTATCGGCTATAGATTGGGCTGTGTATTTGTCGTAGCAGATTTGTCTTGGTCGGTATTGATCTGCCCAGCCTTTAATGTCTGCGGCAATTCGTAGATCATCGACTGATATTTGAGAGTCCCAAGTTTGGAGTATTCCAACTCCAATGCGACCATCTGGCAATATCTGGCCAGCAACGAGACTCGCATTGCGGCGAGATGGACTGACATCGAATGCAAAGACCGTATAGCCGCCCACAGGAATTGTGAGTGCTGAGTCGCTCGTTTCTTCAAGAATTCCATGAGGCCAAGGGCTACTGAGGCTATCGATCCATTGACATAACAGCTCAGTTCTAGTGTTCTCAATCGGACTTGTCGCAACAGCTTCTTCAAGGGCTTCCTCCGTTATTGTGTAATTTAATGCAGGGTTGGCTTGTGCCCAAGCTGCCCTATCTGTGATCTTTGCATACTGTGGCGCAGAGTATTCGTAGAAACCAAATGTCTTGGGCGGGTTCTCTAAGGCGCGCTCGCGCATACCATTCAAAACTAGACTGAAAGCGTCTCCTGCATTTGACGTAAGAAGCGTGTGAGAATTTGGGTGCGCTCTAGTCGTTGGAATTGCAGCTCGGTATCCTTCTTCACTGATCTCGCGAAGCTCGTCGATGAAGAGTAATCCATTGACAGATCTGCCGCGAGAACCGTCTCTAGTTGCCGCAACAACGTCAAGCCTTGCTCCAGATAGCATTTCAATACTTTCTGTTCCGTTAGCATGACGGATTTGCTTGACGAATCCTTTGAGATGGTCATTGGTCTCCAATATGTAGGTTACTTGCCGGAAGGTGTCTAAAGCCATGGATCTATTTGAGGACATGATAAGAACGTTAGTTTCCCACTTAACTAGATGCGCAAGTATGAGCATTCGAGCTAGATGAGTCTTCCCGTTCTGACGAGCAATTAAAAGCAAATTTGTCTTTCTGATCCACATGCCAGTCTTGGAAACGGTAAGCATGTCCTTGAGAACGTGCTCCTGCCAAGGTAAAAGTGGGATCTTAATTATCTCGCAGAGGTCTTTTACATCCTGAAGCTTATTTGCACCCTTCAAAGGTACTGAGGAAAGCCTTGGTTTGGTTGCCCCTCGTAACCTTTTGACACCTTTGGTTGCCATCGGGTTAGTTCTGGACTGGTCTGGCTGTAAACGGACTGTCTTCGTGCAGCTTGGACTGCATTGGGGACGGATAGGTCAG